CGTACTGAGCCTGAACGGTTTGACCCGACGAGTTGGTGTACTGAACGCCAACGCAAACACCAAGGGCTTGCGGGGCAGCGGTACCGTCAGCGACAACTTTGCATTTGCCAGAAGACAGCAGTTCAACCAGATCACCATCGTACATAGCGCCAGAATCAACCGGCACTAGACGAGTTGACCCTGCATACGGATTTCCACCAATACGGTTAATGGGGAGGAATCCATACGGGGCCGAAACAGTGGGGTAAGCCATGTTTTAACTCCTAGATTTGTTAAGAACCCTTGCCAAAAGTCACCTTGCTGGAACGCTCATGGAAGAGCGGCATACGAGGATCGTTTTCGCGCATAAAGTTATTGTCTACGGATTTCATCATGGACTCCGAGGAATCCATGTAATGCTGTGAGCGTTGATCCATAAACTCAGCCGGGATTTTGCAAAGCAACAAACCGCCAATTTGAATCGTATCTTTGAAGCCTTTGTCGTCAACATTGGTTCCAAAAACACGAACTTCGGGGTGGTCCGACGCTTTTACTGGCTCCCAGCCTTCCCTAAGTTTCGAGGAAATGTTGGTCGGGTCGTCATTCCCGAGCAAGCTTAGGCGAATCCAGCGGTACACATACCCTTCTTCAGGGGTCGGGTCCGGGAGAAGCTGTGGAGGAGACCAGCGTGCGGGCCTCTTGGTTTGCTCACGCTTTTCCAGTTCACGGTCTGTACGAGTTGTTTCAGCCATTTTTATTTCCTCATTTCTTCAGCAACCTTACGAGCATAAAGTTCCAATGGAACCCCAAGCCGCTTGGCGATATTTACCTGTGTTTGCGTTAGCACGATTTTTTTGGGCGCTGTGCTTCGCGTTGCAGGTGCCACATTCGATTTTGCGCGTGGAGTAGACGCTTCCACGGATTTCTCGGACTCGAATTCATCCGGAAATACTTGCCGCAATCGACCGTTTAAGCGGTCGTAATACTCATCCGATCTGGGATCCACTCCCGAATTGATCAGCTTTGTATGCAGCCCGAGGGCGAAGCTGGTCATTTCCTCGTCTTTCCCAAACCACGGATTACTTTGCTGCCACTGCTGGGCTTTATAGTCCGGCTGAACAGCAGGTTTTTCGACTTTTACCTCGTTCTTTTCTTCTTGTAAAGCGGTTGGTTTAAGTTTTTGCACCCGCTCCAATTTCATGGCAACGGTTGTCATCTCCGCTTGGGCTTCTGCCATTGCATCCGGATCGCCTGATTCGTAGGCTTCCTTGTATTTGGCTTTGGCCTTTTCCATCTCGGTCGCGGCCATTTTCTTAAAGCCGTCGATCATTACCGCGTCTTTTTTGCTAATCGACCCTTGGAGCTTTTTATTCTCCTCCATGATCGACTGGGCAAGACGAATGGCCTCTTCCTTCTCGCGCAAAGCCGCTTCTTTGGCCCGTCGCTCGTCGTGATAACCCTTGGTGAAGTGGCGAATCCGGTTCTTTACGCTTTCGTCGTATCGTTCCAGTTCATCATCGGCAAACTCCTTTGGGGGTTCTGCCAATGGTTTGCGGTTCTTATCAACCTCCGGAGTATCGTCAACAACTTCGATTTCGTCGGCGGCTTCATTAACCTTCTGTTCCGCAGCCTCTTTTTCGTCCGGGAATACAAATTCAACCTTTTCGATTTCAGCCATTTTTTACCCCTTATGCACGAGAAATACCGCGAGGATCTTGGACCACAGCCTCCACGGAATCATCATTGATGATCCGGAATTCTTTGCCGTGGATCTTTAAACGAGTGCCTGAATTTGGGCGAACAATAATGAAATCACCCGCCTTGCACAAAGGTCCGGAAGGGAACCTTTTCTCGTCTTTATAAGCATCTGGGCCAAGCTTCACTACGAAGAGTACCGGAGAAAGAACCTCTTCAAAATGAACCGTCTGCCCAGCTTTTGCCAAGCCGCTCTCGTACTCGTCCTCGATTTCGGGTAAAACACAGAGCAAATGGTACGATGCTGGATCAGGCAATTGCCTTGCCTTTTCCTCTGGAGTTTGCGGCAGTTCTGTGGTGTTTAAACCATCCTGACTAATCAAGAGTTCACTCATCGTCACTTTCCTTAAGTTTTCGCACGAGGTCTTTTATTTCCATTTGTGCGGTAGCAAGACCCCGGATTTCTCCACACAAATTTTTGTACTCGGCGAAGTCCTTTACCACGCCGTCGCACAAACAAACGCTGAGTTGTTTCTTGCGGTCTTCTAACTTCGAGACCAGCAACTCCAATATCTTGTCGTCCAATTACTCTCCTTTCTTCGGTTTATTAACCATACGAAGTGCATCCTGTTGCAGCTTCATCCGGAACTGCTGGGCTTTCATTGCCGTTTCATCTTGGGCTTGCTGCATCTTTAAACGATGAAGCTCTTCGGCCTGTTGAAGCTGCTGTTGGTTGCGCAACTGATTAATCTGCATCTCCTGCTGGGCTTTTGCTGCGGCAACCGCAGGATCTTCACCCTGTTTAGCCGCCGCCTCTTGAGCCTTAATCTGGAGTTCTGCCTGTTTAATCGCCAGATCGCCCTGAACCTTCTGCGCCTTGGTCTGCGCCTCCTGCGAGCGGATTTGCAGTTCAGCCTGTTGCATTTGCACAATCGGATCTTGCATTTGCTGTTGGGCCTGTTGCTGCTGGGCTTGAGCCATGTTCTTTTGCATCAACTGCGCACTGGCTTGTGCAATCAGGCGCGACAGATCTGCCTCGACTTGCTCTGGCAACTTCTGCTCTGGAGGCGGCAACGGAACCCCAATCTGCTCTTCGATTTTCCGGCGGTAGGCAAACCCGAGGTGTTCCGCGATGTGAGCCTGAACAGCGGCTGCAATCTGTTGGGCCATTGGGTTCTGCCCGATCTGCTGGGCAATCATGGGGTCTTGCAGGAACGATACGTGGGCGGCAATGTGAGCGTCCTGATCCTGATAGATAAAAGCCTTGGTTGGCTCCCCTTTCAGGAATCCCATGTTTTCGCTCAGGGGATCTTTGGGTCGCTGGTCGTCTTTGGTCGGAACCAATTTGTCCGCGTTCTTAATCCCCAAGACCTCAATCATCTGCCTGTGCAGTTGGGGCAGGTCATAAATCTGCGGGGCTTGGGACGCTAATTGAATTACCGCCTGATACTGCATGATCCGCTGCGCCATCGTGGCGGAGTTAGGATCAGAGACCGGGATAACATCCACGCTGTCGTAATCAGACCTCTTGGCAAGCCGATCCCCGCTGGTGGGGTTATATTCGTACTCGGTTGGGGCGTAGTCCCGGATGATTTCCTTAAGGAGTTTAAACTCCTGTTTCATCGAATAATGGACACGCGCCTGCACCGCCGACATGGTCTTAAGCTGACGCTCAAGGATTGCGAGGGTGGTGCCTACCGGGGCTTGCGCACTCATGTCGCTGATCTTCATGTCAGCGATGGAGCCAAGCCTTCTGCCTTCTTCGGTGATTCTTTCCAATAGGCCAGACAGAACTTGGCTCGGCTCCTTGTACGGGAGCGGCATGATGTTGTCGCGCACCGAGCCAGAGGGGACATCCACATCCCGGAACTCCCCCGGGGCAATGGGGGTGTCATCCCCTTTAATCCTTAAGCCACGGCTCTTTAAACCACCGGGCAGGTTGGACAGGGTTCCCGCATCCACAAGCTGCCGAATGAGCGCGGTTCCGGCTCGCGCATACCCGCCAATTAGGTGGATATACCCAAACCCATAAGCCCCAAAACCCGGGACATAGTCATACTGGACCACATGCTGGCGTTTAAGCTTTAGCTCGTCTTCTTCGTACCAGTTGCGGTAAATACTCAGAACCTTGTTGGTTCCTTTATCAATGGTGATGATGTAGGGGAGGGCGATGTCGTCTTTGTCCTCAAACCCGGGCAGGTTGTAATCAATCTGCACCTCGCAGATTTGATACCGATCATCGTCGGTCAGGCTGTAGCCCTGCTCATCTGCCTTTTTCTTTTCTACATCGGTGTAGGTTCTGACGGGTTCCCCGAGGTCAACATCCCGGTAAAAACCGGCTACCTGAAGCTTTTTGATGTCGTTCTCGGTCTTGCGCATGATGTGGGTCACACGCTCCGCCGTCCTCGCTCCGCTTGAGCCGTAGGGGATAATCACATCTTCAGCGGGGATAAACACCGCCGTCTGGCGTCCAAGGCTTGGGTCGTAGTAAACCTTTTTAAACGCAGAACCGGCCAGACCAAGGTTAAACAGCATTCTTTCGTGTTCTGGGCGGTACTCCGGCATCAACTCCGTGAGTTGGTAGTTCATGTCCTCCCGGACACGCTCTGCGGCATCTTCTTTTTCTTTGGTGATCTGCCCAATGATTTCGGTCTTTACCGGGCCTTGGGCGGGGAAGGTTTCAATAATGGTTTCTGACTGGAACCTTACGGCAGCTTCGGTAAGGACGGTGCTGTAAACGCCACAAGCGCCATTCCAAGGCTCTGTGCGCTCCTCGTACTTCATTCCGAGGACATCCAGCCCCTTTACAAACATCTCTGTCCAGTCTTTGCGGCTGGCGATATCGGCGTCAACAAGGCCGATAATCTCTGAGCCAAGGGTTTCTAGCTCACCCTCGTCCATGTGTTCTGCCAAGTTGTCATCAAATTCAATGACTTCGCCGTCTTTGTTCAAATCCGGCATCAAGTCAATCACAACCCCGTCAACGCCAATGGTTACCCCTTCCGGGTTTTCGATTTCAATCTCAATGGCGGGTTCTTCCTGAACAACATCCAGCCCCATCGGGGCGGAATACAGGGATTTGTCCATATTTGTAGCCATGACCGTCCTTTAGTAATACGCAACGCGCCTACGATATACCGGATCGTCGGGTTCGTCAGACGCAATCTGAATAAATCCGCCCTGACGGAACCGCATTAACGCCTGAGAAGAGGAATCGACAAGGTCATCGTGGTCGCCATTAGGAAATGACGCCATTTCCTCCACAACTTCCTCTGCCCACCGGGTTTCCGGTCTCCATACTACCCCCGAGGCAAACAAATCTGAAATAGAATTTACGCGGGCGATCTTATCCTGCCCCTTGTAGGGGGTGTATTCGGACAAAGGGATGCCCATTTTGCGCAATTCATAGATCAACGGAGACCCTGCTGCCCGTTTTTCCACAATCAGGGTGTCCGGATTCCATTCTTTCCACATCTCAAAGGCTTTTTGCTTCAGATCCGGGAACTCCATCCGGTCTTTGAAGGCATCCAACAGGATGATATTGGGCAAATACTGCCCCTTTTCGCCTTCTTTCTGGAAAACACCCCACGTTGTACACGCAGAGTAGTCTGCCCTGTTGTGTTTTTCAAAGGCTGTATCCCAAGACTGGATGATGTACTCGCAATCCGGGGGGTAATCATCCTCCCAAATACGCCATTGCTCCCTCTTTACAATGGCCCCCTCTTCCGAGGTTGGGTTTTGCTGGTACTGCGCTTCCCACTTAGATACCGGGATCTCCGCCTTGATCGCGTCTAGCTCTTCCTTCTTCCAAAATCCGGGCCACAAGGGGTTCCCAGAAGGAAGAATCGCCGGGAATTCAATCACTTCCCAGTCATCTGTCCCGTCTTTTGCCGAATTCTTAAGGATCTGCCCGGTTAGATCCCGCTTAGACCACCGGGTCATCACAATAATGATGGACCCTCCGGGCTGTAAACGCTGCCTTGGTCCGGAGGTATACCATTCATACACCCCGTCATACACGGCAGGATTGCCCTGTTTAGCCTCCTGCTCAGAATGCGGATCGTCAATGATCAAAAGATCCGCACCTTTACCGGTCACAGCACCGCCAACACCAATAGCAAAGTAATCCCCTTGCTTGTCCGTGTTCCAACGACCGGCAGCTTTTGAATCCGAAGAAAGCTTCAGATCAAACACCTTCGCATAATTCTCTGAAGACACAAGGTTCCTAACCTTACGTCCAAAGCCCACAGCAAGCTCGGCAGTGTGGGCAGTCTGAATAATCTTCTTCTCAGGAAACTTCCCTAGAAACCACGCCGGAAGCAAATAAGACGCAAACTCTGACTTGGTGTGCCGAGGAGGCATATTCACAATCAACCTCTTTAACTCTCCCCGCGCAACCCGTTCAAAGGCATCTGCCATGATCTTGTGGTGTCTTCCCGAAATAAACACGGGCCACATCTGCTGCACAAAAAACAAGAAAGATTCTTGGCACCTCTGAACACGGTCATGCTCCAGAAGCTGACTAATCTTCAATCTTTCCTTCGGGCTGACCTTGTCCACAATGGACAAATACGCCGATATCTCCTTCTGAGACAACAGGCTCATAGCGACAAAACCTCGTCCACGCTCTTGTCCCGAATCTTTACCCCGTAAAACTTCCTCGGCTTTCTGTCCAACAAACCCTCCGCCTCCAGCCTCTTAACAATCCTGTGCGCGTTAGCTCTGGACTTCAAACCCATTCCCTTCGCCAATACTTCATACGTCGGGGAACATCCATGAATCTGGATATACGCCTTCAAAAACCGCAACACCATCTCCCAGCGCGGCGTCATCGTTGCTTTAGGTCTTGGCATGTTTAACCAACTTGCGTTTACACAAACAGCACTATAGCATTTAAACGGCAAAATATATATACCCCCGGGGGGTGTGCGTTTGGAAAGGAAGGGGGGGGTTAACCAGCTTGTGACTGCGTGAGTGGATTCGAGCGTAAAGGGCTGACGGGTAGCTGCATCGCGGCTTGGGGGGTCCGGGTACGGTGGGGTGCGGCCGCTGCTCGTTTACACGCCACGGTGAGCCGTTTAGACGCTGTGCTGTTTACGCGCTCCATCACTTGCCTGACACAAGGCGAAGATGCCCTGCGAGTTCCTTGCGTAGTTCATCTGCCGTGAGCGGCTTGTCGGTCTGCGGTTGCTGGTCTCGGAACATTCCTGCTGCGCGTCCGAGTAGTTCGAGGGCTTTGAGCCGGGAGCCTTCCTGCTTGCCGGCTTTGCTCAATGCAACCAGCGACCTCGCCACGTACCGTCTTTGTGCCGCAGCATCTTCCGCGAGGGCTTCTGTGGTCTCCTCCCAACCTGTCTCGATGATCTTCGCAACTCGTGGATCCCTCGAAAGCTTGTGCGCTGATGCGCTGATCGTTTGATCAGATCCCTTTGCGTTCGGGTATGCGCTGCGGTAGGCCTCTCGCCTTGACATTCCGCTGACGACGTTGCGAGCGAACTGGAGTGCTGCCGGAGTCAGAGGTCTGCGCGGTTCGATGCCGACAATGCCTCCGTCACTTCCTCTTACCCTTGGAGCATCTGCCTGACCGGCCAGCCGTTCCGCTTCGCTAATCTCCCGGCCTTCGATGTTTAAACGCTCCGCAATGCCTGCGTCGTCCGCTTCCGCCTCGGCATCATCCCCGGCCGCGTCCAACATCCGTCGGTAATCTTCTGAACTGATCCTGCTCATCATCTTTCCCCTCATTGACCAATCCTATCGACTCATGGCATTCGATAGCACTGTATGCATTATCAGGTGTTCCACCCTTGCCGTCAACTTTTGTGGATAACCTGTGGACGATATGTGGATAAGTGCTTGCCTGTGGATGAGTTGTGGATAACTTTATTTCACATTGTGATTTACTCGCTTGGTGAGGCGATCGCAGGCGTTCTGATGGTCTGACATCACCCGGAGAAAAAAACGCTCTGAGGCCGTTCTGATGCGTTTTGGCGGTATGTATGTTTATACAGTTGTCTGCCTGCTTTGCTGCTCCGCAGCATTTGAAATCCAAGGCAGTCCGGATCCCCTCGATGCGCTCAGTTGCTGTCGATCCTTACGGTGCTTGTGCTTGCGCTGCATACAACACTTGCACAATCGGTTTAAATGTCCGACAATCCGGGGTAGGGGCAATTCCGCCCCGCTTCAGGAGGACTCAAATGCAACAGTTTCAGACCCGCGAGGAGTGGCTTGTCGCTGCGATCGCAGAACTGCGCCCACAATTTGACTACTTCGCCGCTGCTCCCGCAGCGCAGCGCATCCGCGTTTCCTGCGGTTTCCCGGCCTCATGGAAGCGCAGCAAGGCACTCGGCGAGTGCTGGATTGACAAAGCGAGTGCAGACGGCACCCACGAAATCCTTATCGCCCCGACCATCGAAGATGCGCGGGAGGTGCTGGCAGTCCTGATTCATGAACTGATTCATACGACGCCGGGATCGTTCAACCACGGCAAGACGTTTCAGAAGAGCGCGGACGCACTCGGCCTGATTCCGTCGGCGAGCAGAGGCTACAAGGCGACCTCCCCGGGGCCGCAGTTCGATGGAATGTACTCTGCAATCCTTGCCGGCCTCGGACCTTACCCGCATGCGGCATTGAACGCGACAACGCGCAAGACTCAGGGAACCCGACTGCTCAAAGCATTCTGCCCATCGTGCGGCTACACCGTGCGCCTGACCGCAAAATGGGCCAATCGTGGGCTTCCGACTTGTGTCTGCGGGTCTAACTTTTCAATGTGATAGGGGGCGAAAAATGAATCTGATCCAACGTCTGATGACCACTTTGACCAATGCCGGGGCGAAGCTTGCGCTCGAATCCCTGACCTCCGACAAGTTTGTGTCCAAGCTTGACGCTTGCCAGCGGCTCGCCCAAGCGATCAATAGCGGTCTGCTCTCCGAGTCTGCCGTGCTGGCGGCGGCAAGTTGCGCCGCTCCGGCTCCCGCTCCGGCGGCTGATCTGACCGGCGAACTCGGCTCGATTCGGGCGCAGGTCCGCAGCCTGTCGGACGAGATCCGCGAGGTCGCCTCGAAGGCGGCAACACCCGCGAATGTCGTTCTCGATCACTCCCTGATCCAGCGCGAGGTTTCCGCAGCGATCGCTGAAGCATTCGCCCCATTTAAACAAGCGGTCGAGGCGGCGGGTGCTGAGTCTGTCGTCGCGTCGATGGCGGTCGATACCCGCTCGGAAACCGCTCAATCTGTTTTCGGATGCGGCGGCGATGCGTCGGTCACCCT